ATGGCTCTGCTGCAGGCCGAGCGGGCACGGGTGCAGCGAAAGGAAATCGCGTGGGGCAGCTGGCAGATCATGAGCAACCGCATGGATGCCCATGTGCTGCCGCTGCTGGGCGATCGGTTGGTGCGCGACATCGATGGCGTCGCGGCGCAGGCCCTCATCGACCGGCTGGGTGAGCACGACTTCACCAGCACGACCATCGCCCAGTACATGGTGTTGCTGCGCAAGACGCTGATGCACGGCGTGCTGACGGGGGTGATCGACGAGATGCCCCGTCTGCCGAAGGTCAAGATCCGCAGCCAGCCGCGGGGAAGCTTCAGCGTGGCCGAATACCGCCAACTGGTGGCCACCGCCCGTCGGCTGGTGGGACAGCCGCACCCGGTACTGCAGACGCTGCAGCCTGGCGAGCGCTTCTGGATCGCGCGAGAGTTGCTCACCATGCCGCGCGAACTGCCGTGGCTGATCCGCTGGATGGTCAAGACCTCACGGCGGCCGACACGCTGTGGATGATTCGCTTAACCATGCGGTCCTTGCAACTGCTATCTCGCTCAGACTCCAGCGCTGCTATCACAATCCATTCACGCGGGTCCTCGCCAATTTCTTCGGCCAGTGCGCCGGCGATTGCCGGGCTGATATGGCCACGCTGCCGGGCGTTATGCAGGGCGTTGCGGTTCAGGTTTAGGCGGTCGTGCCAGTATGGGGCTGGATGGAGCGACAAAGCCTTGTTCAGAAGGTCCATCGTTTGAGGCATGGCGGGGCTCCCGTTGTGGTTCGCTTGCAGGGGGGAAAACATCTGCGCGCACGTCGCTGATGTTTGGCACGTTGGTATATCGAAGGACGCGGTAGCCGGCACCCTTGAGCATGTCGTCTCTCGCTGTGTCGGCGTCCTTCTTGAGTCTGTGGGTTGCGTCGTCAAGCTCGATCAGCGCAATGACTCTATAGGCGTGATCCAGGACCGCAAAGTCCGCAATCTTGCGATCAAACCGATTCCTAGTGGCCGTCTTGCGTGCTGACAGTAAAGCGCCAAACGACACCTGGGTCACGACGGTCAAGCTAGGAAACGCTTCCTTTAACCGGTTGAACATTGCTTGCTCCCGGTCTGTTAGGAATCGCTTTGCCTTGATCGGTTCCGACTGTCTGGGGCCGCGCCTCGCGGCCACCGCTGCCAGGACAACAGCGCCGATCAGCAGCAGGGCCGCAACCAAGACCAACGGGACGAGGGTAGTTTTCACACTTAGCCTGTTGTTTCATTGCAATCATGTCGGTTGCATGTTGCAATCGAGTTGGTGGCAGTGTAGATTTCGGCATGCAATCAATGTGGTTGCATTCTGGAGCCGGCATGCTTTCCTTCCCCTCTCACTGCGCTGTCTGCGGACAGCCGTTCTTTCTCAATCACGAGTGCCCCGCTCTGCGGCGCCGTGCCTCCTGCACTCCCCCCGCCCATGAGGCCCCCGCGGTGGCCCCGGTTGAAAGCTTGCCGGCTCCGGCCGAGGCAGGCGGTGGGGAGTGCGCCTCGTGACAGCGGCCGATCAGCTATCGCTGTTTGAACCGGAGGGCCCCGAAGCCCTCGCGCTGCTGCGCAAACACCTGGCCGATGCCGAGCGCTACGCAAAGCAGGTCGTCCAGTTCGAAGCCCTGTGCATGCCCGGTGCCGCCCGCCTGGCCCAAGCCGAGGCCGATGCAGCCATGGCCCGCGCGAACGTCGTGGCCATCTTCCTGGACCTGGAGCGTGAGGCGGGCCTGTGAGACCCCATCCGATAGCCCATGCGTGCGTGGGCCTTCGGCTGGCGTCTTGCCAGTCTGTCCGGGCTTAGGAGGCCCTCACCATGGCTATCACTGCACTCATCCAAATCATCAAGGTCAACGAAAAGCGCGGCGGCACGAAGGATGGCCGCGCTTGGGAAATGCAGGACGCGGAGTGCCTGCTTCTCAACGAAGACGGCACGCCTGCGCAGGTCGGCGTTCTCATGCTGCCGAAGCAACTGCGCGGTGAGCATGAACCAAAGCCGGGCTTTTACTCCGGTGCCTTCGCGCTCGGTGTGTCCCTCCGGGATCGTCGTGTTGAGGCGATGCTCACCGGCCTGTCTCCCCTGCCGCCGAATCACTTCCAGCGCGGCCAAAAGGCCTCCTGATGCAAGCCGTCTTCCTGCTCGGCATCGCTGGCGGCTTCCTCGTCGCTGTCGTGTTCGTGATGCTGGTGGACGGCGCCCACATGGCCGCTGAGCGCAGCCGCCGCATCCGCATCGCTCGGAGTCGCCATGCCTGATTGGGTTCTGTCCGGCCTGTTTGTTTTGATGCACGTGATCGGTCTCGCAGGTCTCCTCGTGTGGCTGTGGATGTCCCGTCATGGCTGACCCCACCACCGTTGAATGCTCAAGCGCCTGCACCGTCACGGTGGTGCATGAGCTCTCTCTCCCGCCCCTCCAGCTGGACGCTGAGGGGGCTATCCAAATCAGCAGCGCCATCCTGCTGGTGTGGGCGGCGGGCTGGGCGTGTCGAACGCTCATCCGCCACCTGAAAACTGTCGATGGAAACCAACCTTCTGAAAGTGAGTGAAGCAATGAAGTCCAACCAGAGCACCAATCCCGCCGTCGTTGCCGCCCTTGCGGCTGCGCTGCTCGCAGTCGCTGTGCCCTCCCAGGCTGCTGCCGTGGACGTGGCCGCCGTGGTCACCGACATCGGCGCGCAGATCGCCCCCATCACCGCCATCGGCGGCGCCGTCCTGCTGGTGGTGGTCGCCATCAAGGCGTTCAAGTGGGTGCGCCGCGCGCTGAGCTGATCGGCGCATGACGCTGCAAGGTGGGCCCGCCTTGTAGCGCCTTTGCCCATGCTGCCGTGGGGCGGCATCGTCAAGGGGAAATGAGCATGGGGCTCTTCGTTCTGATCGCGATCCTGGGGGCAGCGTGGCTCATCTTTACCGCTTGATCGTGTGTCTGCTCATGCTGCTCGGTGCAGGCAGTGCCAGTGCGCTGGACAAGGTGCAGCAGTGGTCTACCAGCGACAGGGGCGCGGACTACGGTCCGCTCACCGCGAAAGCGGATGTGTGCGAGGCGGCACGTGCCGGATGGGCGGCAAAGCAGACTTTCTCGCCCGGGTATGGGGCTACGGTGAAGGTCACGGCGGGCGGCAGCAACGGCATGTGCGAGTTCTACGCAACAGCAACCAGCGGGAGCCCGTCGTACTTCGATCACTCGTCGGAGCTTTATTCGGTGCTGTCGTGTCCTGCGAACAGTTCGGCCAATTCGGCGGGTGGCTGTTCGTGCAGCAGTGGATACGAAGAGAAGGATGGCATGTGCAAGCCGCCGCTCAATGAGTGCGAGAAGCTCGCGGGTCAGTCGGCTGGAGCGAAGGCGTTCGAGGGGCGCGGCGACAGCTTTTTCTTTTGTGATGCGTGGAATTCAGCCGGCGGCGGCAAGTGCGTCGCCAAGGTGGAGCCGAGCTTTCGCTATGAGGACCCGCCCGGGTCTGGGCATTGGATTTCGCAGGGCACCGCCCGGTACACCGGCCAGAGCGGCGGCGCGTGTAACGGTAACGGTGGTGACGGTGCGGTGCCGGCGCCTAGCACGCCCAAGACCGAGGATGGGCAGGCACCGACCACGCCCGACCCTGGTACTGCGGCGCCCGCGCCTTGCCCTGAGGGCCAGTCGCCGGGCGAGGTCAACGGCCAGCGCGTGTGCGCGCCGCGTGGCACGGATGGCAAGGTCGAAGAGAAGTCAACCAGCAGCAGCACCAACGCGGCCGGCGACAAGACCGACACGACGAAGGAAACGAAGTGCGAGGGCGGCCAGTGCACCACGACGACTACGAACTGCACCACGCCCAACGGCCAGACCTCGGCTAACTGCACATCGACCAGCACCACCGGGTCTGCGTCGGGCACCTGCAAAGCTGGATCAGGGCTCGCCATGTGCGGCGAAGGTTCCACGCAGACTGGGTTCTCGGGCAACTGCGCCGCCGGGTTCAAGGCCGTCAGCGACGATGCCGTCATCAACGCGATGGCCGAGGAGGTCTATCGGCAGAACTGCAAGATCAATCCCGACGAGGCTAGCCAAGCGTTGTACAAGGCCGCGGCCGCGAAGTACGGGACTGACCAGTCGGGCGATCTGCCCGGCAACCGGACGGTGAGCCTCGGGCCGGAGAAGTTCGATACGTCTGACGCGTTGGGCACCGGTGGCGGCGCTTGCCTGCCGGATAAGACCGTGGTCGTTATGGACCGGTCGATCACTATCCCCTTCGGGGGCATCTGCCCTTATCTGGGCTACCTTGGCAATGTGCTGCTGGCAGTCTCGTTTCTGCTCGCTGCACGCATCGTGATGAGGGGCTGACATGCCTGCAATCCTGGCTGCACTCGGCAGCATGCTGCTTCAAATTGCTGGCTCGTTCGCGGGTCAGATGCTCATCGGCGCCGGGGTGGCCGCTGTCACCTACGTGGGGCTCGATGCGTCTTTGGAATGGCTGAAAAGCAATGCGGTGTCTGCTCTGCTCGGGTTGCCCCCTGAGGTTGTCGGCATGTTGGGCGTGTTGAAGGTCGGCCGGTGCATCAGCATCGTCACGTCGGCCATCGTCATGCGGTTGACCATGCAAGGCTTCAAGGACGGGGCGTTGAAGAAGTGGACCAAGCGATGAGGCGCGGCCAGCGGCTACGTCAGGGCGGGTTCATCTACCTGCGCACCGGCGGCAACGGCTCGTGCAAAACGCTCTTCACGCTCGCCGATGTTCGAAAGCTCCAGCTGGAGACTGGCCGGCCCGTGTGCATCAACTTGCGCCCGGCGGATGATCCGAAAGAGCCCAACAAGCCCTATTGCCGGGTGTACCCCGAAAAGATGGCTGAGTTCGGGTGGACCGCCGCCCGCTTCAAGGACTGGCAGGATCAGCCGGACGGCACCATCTTTCTGGTCGATGAGTGCCATTACGACTTGCCCGTGCGAACGGGCAGTTCGGCGCAGGTACCGCCGCACGTTGCCAAGCTGTCGGAGCATCGCAGCCGTGGCTTCGACTTCTTTATGCTCACCCAGCACCCGCAGAACGTCGATGTGTTCGTGCGTCGGCTGGTCCAGGCCCCTGGCTGGCATCAACACCTGAAACGCATCTTCGGCGCCAGCAACGCAACGCGCGTGCTTCAGTGGGACGCGGTCAACGCGCAGTGCGAGAAGGATGGGTCAGGTGAATCTGCACAGATCACGACGCGCACTCAGCCTAAGGAAGTGTTTCAGTGGTACGACAGCGCCTTCATCCACACTGGCCGCAAGCGCATCCCGTTTCAAGTTTGGCTGATCGTGGCGTGCGTGCCTCTCGTCCTGGCGCTGGTGCTGTACACGTGGTATGCGTTCACAAGAAACCAAGACAAGACCAAGGAAAGGATCACCGGCGATGTGGCTACTGCAAACAGCACTGCGGACGGCCGTCCG